ACGGCCAGCGGCGGATCAAAGACCTACGCCGTTTTTGTGGCAGGATTAGAAAATTCCCCTCCAAGCACTGCGTTTGCGACACTGGATACGAGGTCGAGCATACCATGTTTAGACTTCGACGATGCAACCGACGAGTCCGCTGTATTTATGGGCATCATCCCCGAAGGTGCCTCACTCGGCAGCGGCCTCAAGATCCGCCTGCACTGGATGGCAACCACCGCGACCTCTGGCAATGTGGTCTGGGATGTGTCTTTGGAGCGCATGACCACCGACTTGGATTCAGACTCTTTCGATACCATCGCCAGCGGCACCGCAGCGGCCAACGGCACCAGCGGCATCTTGACCGTGACCGAAATCACGCTGGCCACCATCGACTCCGTGACGGCGGGTGACGGCTTCCGCCTCAAGGTCACGCGGGATGCGAACAATGCGAGCGACACTATGACGGGCGATGCGGAGTTGATCGCTGTCGAAGTAAGGAGCGCGGCGTAATGGCTTACGATTTCACAGCGGCGAGTAGCAGAAGTCTCACTGCAAATTCTGCGCCTGTCACTTCACTGCCAATGACCATAGCGGCATGGTTTAATAGAAAAAGCAGTGGAACAAACCATTTTATAGCCGCAGTGGATACGAGTAGCGGGACGGGATTTAATGGCTTGTTTTTGACTGCCAGCCCAAACGCTGTGGGAGCGTCATCTAACAACGGAGCAAGTTTTGCCCTTGCACAAACGAGCACCACTTACTCTCTAAATGAATGGAATCATGGCGCTGCCGTTTTTGCCTCAAGCTCAAGCAGAACAGCATATCTCAATGCGGGCGGAAGCTCCACAAACACAACCGCTATTGCTGTTTCTGGAGTCAATAACACAACTATAGGCGCAAGATATGCAAGCGGTTCTTTGGGCGCGTTTGCAAATGCACTCATAGCCGAAGTCGGTATCTGGAACGTAGCCCTCACCGTCGCCGAAATCGCCTCCCTTGCAGACGGCATGACCTGCGACAAGGTGCGCCCGCAAAGCCTCGTCTTCTACGCCCCGCTCGTCCGCGACCTCCAAGATGTGCGCGGAGGCTTGACCATCACCAACAACAACACGGCGACAGTCGCCAACCATCCGCGAGTTTATGCCTAACTATTACCGCATTTCCGACCCGAACGATGTCCGCGACCTTGGCGAGCAGATGGCCGCTTGGACTGCCGCTGGCAACCCCAAGGCTAATGATTGGGCTGTGCAGCCAGCAGCGCCATCAGCAGATGCCGTGTGGACTGACGGCGCGTGGATCGTCCCGCCGTTGCCGACCTTCACCGCCGACGAATGGGTGGACGCCCAAGGCTTCGCGGGCAAACGCCCGACAACCCTGCTTTACCTGAAGCTGAAGCTCGATGCCGCGCAACTGACTTCTGCCAAGCTCGCCGCCGTGCAGGGCTGGCTCGATGCGATGATTGTCGCGGGCGTGACCGCGCCCGATGAGAAGCGGAGTGACTATCCTGCCGCGCCTTATTCGTTTGAGGAGGCATCGGCAGAGGCGCTTTCTGTTCTCGCCGGGTAGGCTTTGACACCCGCGTTCGGGGCATGGAATACCTCGTCGCACGACTCAAAGAAAAGAGCACTTATTCTGGCCTCTTGGCCCTGCTTTCCGCCCTCGGTCTGGCCGTCGATCCCGAACAGTTCAGCGCCATCGCCGCCGCCGTGATGGCGCTGGTGGGTGTCTTTGAGGTCTTCCGCCGGGAGTCTAAATAGTGCGCGCCGTCATCTTGGCGCTGGCTGCGCTCTGCCTCACGGGCTGCGCGGGAACTAAGTTCAACCTTGGTTACGACTTCAACGCGAAGAAGTTTTTTGCCGAGATCGAGCAGCCGTTAAGCGGCTACAAGAAGTGAACTGGCTGAACAAATGCCTGCTGTCGTTTCGCTCTTTAATGGGGTCAAAGGTTGGCCGTCTGCCGACCTCGCCAAGCTCCTCGGCCTCGTCCACGAAGAACTCCACGCCCGCGCCGAACACCACCGCAAGGGTGGAGGCGTCGAAGCCGAAATCCAAAAGCGCCACACCAAAAAGCTACCCGGAAAGACTGCTTAACACGCCGAACGTATCGCGGGGGCGGCGCATCACTCCGAAGGCGATCGTCCTGCACCACACTGCTGGTTCCTACCAAAGCAGTGTCGCGTGGTGCATGAACCCGGCGAGCCGTGTAAGCTATCACGCCATTGTCGCCAAAGACGGACGCCGCACCGTGCTTGCCGACCCCGATGAAAGGCCGTGGCACGCAGGAAAAAGCGGATGGCGGGGCCGCAATGACTTGAATAGCTGGAGCATCGGCGCGGCTTTTGAGGGCGACACCTACGACCGCGAGTTGGGCGAGACGGAGATGGCGAGCATGGCCGAATATCTTGCGCCGTTAATGAGGCGCTATCGGCTCACGCTGGATGACGTTACCGACCACCGCACCGTTTCGCCGAAGCGCAAAGACGATTTGAACCCGGCGGAGCTGGCGCGGTTCAAGGCGTATCTGGCAAAGCGGATGGCCTAACTTTGGCGGGGTGCCGCCGTAGAGCCTACAAAGCTCTCGTAGCGCGGCCCGATGCGGGTTCAATGCCCGGCCCCGCCCCAATGTCGATGCCATCGACACATCCCGGCAACGTGTCGAAATTGGATAGAAACGTATACACTTCCGCACAACTGTATGCGGTTTGTGTTACAAAATGTGCAGTGTTTTTGTGACCATCGCTATGCCGTGACGGATGCAGCAACTAACGAACGCAACACTTTAACGCCAAGTCAGCCAAAGGAACCCAACATTCGCCAGGGCATACCCGCCAAAGGCCACGGCCATCGGCCCGTTGCCGTCGCGGAGGAAGCCTGCCGCCGTGAGGACGTAGAGCCCGGTGCAGGCGAGCAGGGGCCAGAAAGTCACGAAGCCTTATGCCTCCCGATGCTGATCTTGCCGTCATTGCACCGAGTCGCCGCCCAGCGAACAACCGCGCAGACCAGCCGTTCCAAGTCCCGAACGTGCGTTTCGTCAGTCGGCGGGATACAGGCGTGCGTTAATTCGTGCGTCACAATGCCCAGCAAATCGCCTTTTACCGCTTCGGGGTTTAGCCACACGGTGCGCTTCTTGTAGTGGCACAGGCCGTCGAGCTTTTCCTTGTCGGGTGGACGCTCTACCCGGACGCGCCACCACTGGCCGTCGAGCTTGAAGCGCATCGTCGGTGCGGGTTTCTTGCGCTTACGCGGGGTGCTGGCGCGCTTTTTCATTTTAGCTTGTAGTGCCGCAGCGCCAAAACACGCTGCCCGCAGGGAACCCGAAACATCGCCGTCTCGCATCGGCCTTGGTCGGCGGCTTTGCGGACGAGCTTCGCCATGTGGCTTTCGCTTTTTCCGAGTAGGGCGGCGATTTCGCTCATGCGGAGCCAACCCGGCGGCACCTCGTCGGTGGCGGCTTGGGTCGAGAGGGCCGCGCACCATTTGGCGAGATCGGGATCGAGGGAGGGGGGCAAATTGCCGCCCCCCTTTGTGGTTGAGGGCCGCGACTTCATAGGGGCAGGCGGTAATGCGGATCAAAGACCGCGATGTTGACCGTGCAGTGAGAACCATTGAAGTGGCCGTATGCCGCCGCGTGACGCCATCCGAGGGTCTGTCGGCGCTGGGCCGAGTAGCCGATGTCCAGCTTGATCCCGCACCCGATGTTGTAGCCGACTGCTTTGTTGTGCGTTCGTGCGCTCTCCATTGCCACGCGGTGGGTATGACCCATAACAATGCTGCGCCCGCTCATCTCTGCGGCGTCACGAGCGGCAGACACTCCATACAAAGATCCGTGGGTGAATCCCGTGTCGCCGAGCAGAAATACGCCCGCTGCGTGAACGCCGACGTATGGCACGACTTGGCACTTAATCTTGCCCATCTCGTCCATGATTCGGCCCATGACGTTGCCAGCGGCGTAGGAAAGGACGGCGTTGGGCGAATGGGCCAACTCGGTTAGTCTGGCCTCATGGTTGCCGAGAAGGTAGACGTTCGGCTTGAGTTGCTTGAGGAAAGCCAACCCCTGCATGAGATCATCAGCCAAGTCGGCGGCGTGGTCTGCGCTGTCCGAGTCTTTGCGCGCTCCAGAGCGGAGGCACCGGGCATCGATGGCATCTCCAAGGTGCAGGGTGAACTGCGGTTTCCACGCTTCTTTAAGCCGAAGCATGGCATCGAGGGCGCGGGGGTCGGCCTCGGCCCCGTGGGTGCAACTGACTGCCAGATACTTTTGCCAGCCTTTGGTCTTGGACGCCACGAAGCGGCGGCGTATGTCAAGTCATATAAAACTGGTTACATCCCGGTTACTCCATGAAGCGAATCCCCCACAAGCCCCCACACTACGGCTTTTTTACTCTGTTGCGGTCAACGTGGCGTGTGGGTGAAAATATTTTGCCAAATGAAACCAGAAAGTAACCACTATTCCGACTCTATGTTATCGCCCGATCTTCTCAATTTCCTGTGTCGGATGGCACCATTTGGCACCGTAAAAACCAAGTAGTGTAGATTCGACCCCCTCCGCCGGCATCTTAACAATCAACGACTTACAGAATTTGAGAGAGGAAAGTAACCAGTTTTGAACCACTCGGTTGCGGCCTTTCTTTCCTGCATTTCGAGGTAGTTCTTGCGGACTACGGCCTCGGAGTTGCCCATCTCCAGCGCGACTTGTGAGGCGCTTTT